TAAAGAACCCACTGGACGAATAAAGTTCGAGTATCTCTGATACCAACCTCCAATAGTTTTGCACTACCATTAATTTATCTTTTATGACTTCTGCTTCGTTACCTTCAAGTCTTGTCCTTATCGCTATGTTCATCTGCCTAGACCACTTCCCCCACTTAATACTGTACCTTGACAGCTTGGCATCTTTGTGCTCTGCAAAGTTTTCTTTTATTATCTTTACAAGTTCAACTGGCGACATTTTTTCATAGTTGATTGTGTTCATTACTATCTCCATAAAAGTTTAACTTTTTTTATTGCTTTTTTACCTATTTCCTTGAACTCTTTAGCCGAGTAATCCTCTGTTGTTAAACCAAACATGGGCCTACCACCCTTAATCGTGTTTTCTACTGCAAGACCGTACTTAGTTATGTCTTCACCTTTTGCGTTTCTCGCACCCGGCATTACGCCCCCAACCCAACCTTTAAGCTTACCCTTCTTGTATTTAAATGACTTCAAGCTCATAAGCAGGTCGGTAGACAGTCTCCAAAAACCAACACCCAAGCCGAGCTTTGCCTTTTTCTCAGCATACTTTGTGCTCAGTGCCTTAAATGAACTTGCGTACTTTTGTTTCATAATATTCTTAGAGATTAGATTTCTAAACAACACCGAGTTTATAAAAGGCGTGTCTTCTTCGACAACCTTCTTAGAGCCAGCTGCAAGCTTATCTAGCATTGCAAAGTATTGTGTTATATTCTTAGGTGCTGACATTATTTAAAATCCATCCGTTTAATATTGTGTCAAAAACAAGACCTTCCTCGTCTGCCACGTTGAGACAATCACATCTCAACATTATGTCTCCCCTGAAAAACCTTGGCCCCTTTGAGGCTGGTTTAAGGTTGTCATCGTTGCCACGGTAAGCTATCAGAACGTCGGCCTGTGACTGTTCAAAGAATACGGGCAGTGCCTCAAGCAGTTCTTCCTGTATCAACTCGTTGTCATACATAACCCCGTACCATTCAGAATCTTTTTCTATCTCGTTTATTTCAGACATGTTTTCTACAGTGTACATCCTGTGCGTTCTACCATTAAATGAACTTACTGCTTCTACAAAATCAGAGTTGGGTTGATGTACGCTTATAACAAAAAGGTCTAACATTGGTTCTCCTCCTTATTGGGTTTTTCGTGGTTCATCTTGCCACGTTGTAGTAACTGCCGTTCAATGTAAGGAGAGTCCTTTTCTGCGCCACAGTTTGTGCATGTGTACTTACCGCCAGATAGCTGAACCGTGTCTTCAATCTCGGTACCACACTTATTGCATATCCAATATATTTTAGCACTCATTGGTTTTTATCCTTTCTGCAAAGCACATACACCTACCGTTTTCATCAAGTTCTACGTGTTTGAGGTTGCATAAAATATCTTCACACCTACGATCATTAATCATATTGTGAACACAATCAGTGTTCCTGCAACAAATTTTACAGGTGCTTTCAATGTCAAACTTAACCTCGATATCTTTTATTCTCATTGAAGTAACTCCTCCCGCTTATAGTTACCCTCTAATTGGTCTCTAAGTTCTATTATCCTATCCGTAGACAAGTCCTTAGTTCTTGTCATTGGTTTGTATTCACCCGGTGTCCCTCTATACCACATTGGGTTACCGTTATATTCAAATTCTATATCATATTTTTCTGGATGCTTAAAAATATCAGAACCTGGAAGGGGTTGAAACATTGATACACCAATGTCGTCTGGTTTAGCATCCTCTATCCATTTAGCGGTTTCTCTTACCGTGTCTTCGTTCTCACCCGGAAGCCCTACTATCAAGAACGCTTTTGCTCTTACCCCAACTTCCTGTAGGTTTTTAACGGCTATAGTATTTACATCAACGGTACTACCCTTCATGTTCTTCTTTAATATATAGTCTGAACCGCTTTCAATACCAATACCAACGTCTACTACACCCATTGCTGATAAATCCAGGCAAACGTTTTTATCGTTCAAAAGGTCTGCCCTACAGAAGCATCTAAACTTGTAACCTTTGTCTACCAATTCGTTTGCCAAAATGCTCAGCCTTTTTTTATCTACGGCAATAGTATCATCGTATATTGAGAAGGCGGTGTATCCATACTTTGAATTTAAGTGATCTATTTCAGTTAGTGTTCTTTCAGCAGACTGAATGCTAAATTTTGGACTCACCTTGCTACAGAATGAGCACCCGTAGGGACATCCCCTTGAAGCAATCAGTGGAGTTGACTGTCTGCCTTCAATCTCTTGATAGTAGTCGTGTATTGGTAAACATTCCCTGTCTGGCATAGGGAAGTCGTCTATTTTATAACCATCTTCTTGTACCGATACTGGCATCCCACGAATTTCTAAAATCTTGTTCAATAGCTTTATTTCTCCGTAACCTGCAATAACACAGTCTATACCGTTCTCTCTACATTCATCTGGCATGTGAGTAGGATGAGGGCCACCGGCTATTACATACTTACCTTGCTCTTTATAATGCTTAGCCAACTTAAACGCTTCATCTCTCTGTGGTGTAGTGAAAGACAGGCCAATAATGTCAGACTCTGCCATGTCAGCAGTATGTCCCAACGCCATGTCTAGGCACTGTACTGCCATACCATGTTGTTTCAAAAAAGCACTCAGATACATTATACCCAACGGTGGGAACATTATCTGATTCAACAGAAACGGACTGCTTGGGAATACTAATGTTATGTCTGGTTTCATATTAATTCCTCTATTCCATTAATGGATTGTGTTGCTATTAATTAACGTCTATCCCAAATATTTGGAAACTTTTTGGTTGTATAAGCAAAGTCAGATATAGACTCTACACCACTAAATATTGTATCAACTGCTTTTTTTACTGGTGGGTGAGAATTGTAGTCGTGAAAGCAAAACGTACCACCCATCTTTAGTTTGTTATACCACGCCACTATGTCGCACAATACAGCTTCATATGTATGTAATGCATCAATAAAAACAAGGTCAACAGAATCGTCTTCAAAGTTTCTACATGCATGAAGAGATGAACCAATCCATACGGTTAAGTTTTCTGCGCCAGACGTGTTTTCTTTAAACTTGTCAAGTGTTGTGAATAAATCTTCTTGGCATTGACCATTTGCGTGTGAACGAAAGTAATCAACGGCATTAACATGCTTTGCAACCTCTAGCAGGGCCACTGTAGACCTGCCCTCATAACTTCCAACTTCAACACATATCTTATCTTTTGCTAATTCTTGCAACTTCTCACCGTCAGGTTCTCCGAACCATCCAAAACATTCTTTCCACGGTTTCATCTTTTCTCCTTCATTAAGATTATATCCCCCAACCCGGAGGTTTACATTTTTTACATACGTCTAAAGTTCTAGCGCCAGACTCCAACTCTTCACATATTTTTATTCTTTCATCAGACCCAAGTGCTTCCTTAATACCCATAACGTTAAGGTCGGCAAAGTGATGTGTATACTCACAATCCATACAACAAAGCACCAAATAACCCTTGTGATTAATCATGCCATAAGTAGAGGGGAAGTGACACTTGCCTTGATTTGTGGATGGTTGGCTATATATGTCCATCCTACCGTCTAGTTCATGTTGGTTTGACACAAGCTTTCCGTTTAGCTTATCAACACGGGCCTTGTCTTTGTCAGAGTAACTAGTAACCGTGATATGTACACCTAAATCATTAATTTCATTAACTAGGTTTTGGTCTAAATACCAACCGTTAGTCCACAGGTTCATGTTACAGCCACAATGCTCTTTAACGTAATGCATAAGCATTAACAATCTTGGGTCGTTCATTGGCTCGTTATAAATATTAAAATAAATAGTCCCATTATATTTTTGCTCACCAAAGTAATCTATGGTATCTTTTATTATTTTTGTACTTAATATTATTGGCTCTGCATCTGCTTTTGTGGGACACTTGGGATGATATCTTGAAAGATTACACCTATTTGATAATTCAAAAGCAAAGCACTGTGGTATGTCGTCTCTCTTAAACATGACTTCCTTTCGGTTCTATTTCCCACAATTCACATCCTTGCTGTATCCCACCATAAGAACCTTCTTCAGCAAAAACATAACATGGTATTGTTTGTTTACCCGCCAACTTGCTTCCCATATATCTTTTCCATCCATCAAGCCGTTCATATTTTCTTTTGATATCGAAATATACATTTTTTGTAAGCCTTACGGCTATTGGGGTAATTTCTCCACCATTAAGTATACCATCCAATACCACCCTAGCCCCCTTATCGTGATACCCCTTTGTACTGGCAGGGTCGCTTAGTTTAGCTTCAACGTCACGCCACCCATCATCTGTTGGCGGATGATGCCCATCGTATGGAGATATTTCGTCAATTCTTATCATTACTTTATCCATGTTATCCTCCATAGTATTCTATCACCGCTTTACCAATATAGTCTCTATAATAATTGTCTGGTCTGTATCTTTCAGATGTTTTTATGCTATTAAGATACATTGAATAAAGTTCGTCACCGTTATCAATATAGTACCGAATCTTATCTCTACACAAATTTACATCGGGACTACCTAAATATCTATACCACCCCCCACGCTCTATGCCCTCAGACTCAAACTGATCCGTGTTGTTATCATAAGGTAGTACAATACAGTTCTCTCCATCAATCCAAGGGTATGAATACTCGTAATCGTAAGGGTGTATTGCTACAATACTATTAAGCGTAATTTCATGATGTCTAGCCATCTTATAGGAACCGCCCTCAACACTGATACATATCTTGCTGTTCTCTTGCTCTTTATAAACACTTCCTATTGGCAATCTACCCTTCAACATAGAATTGTGTGTAAATGTGTTACCCTCCCAACTCTCAACCATGCCTAACATTTTTTTTCTAGCTACATTAAAACAAGCACATATTATTGACAAGTCATACGTTCTATTTAAAAAAGTATGTTTATCTTGAACTGTATGGTTGGTAACGATAGATGGGAATATTGGGTCTAATGCCATTATTGGGAAGTTAAAGTCATAGGTTTTTATTCCAGATGTAGTGTGGTAGATATTACCTTTTTGATGATGAGTATTAAAAGCCAAAAATATCCCATTTAACGGTGGCGACAACAACAACCTCCCGAACTCTTCAGTCTTGCCATAAAAAGACCACCCTTCTGATACATTTACTAGAACAATCTTTTTATCTTTCAACCTTTCAGAAAGCGAAAGGTCTGGTTTGTAGCTAGACTCAGTAGGCGTGAACAGAAAAACAACTTCAGCATCCTCAAGTTTATTAACAACCATGAAATCACTAGGTGAGTACCTACTTAACTCCGTTACAAACATGTTGTAAAACGGGTTTGGTTTATCTATTCCAAAGTTTGTAGCAAATATTGCTATTTTATTCATTTATATACCACCAAGTTCAATTAATGCGTTTTCAAGTAGACATGATAATTCCCTAAAATCATCATGTGTCAATTCTAACCTTAAATCTCTCCAATGAACATGTATATTACCGTCCTTTAACAACTCAACCTTAGCTTCATCACCAAACAAAATATCTGTGTTCAACTCCGTGTTCTTTAATACCCTATCAACAACACTTAATTTACCGTCCCAAACCCTGCCAGCTTCAACGGCACCATCAAAGAAAGACTCAGCTTGAACTGGTGACATTAGTATTCTTAAATCTCTCCAATGTAAATGCACAGCTTCAGACACTCCAATCCTTACACTATTGTTAAACATTGGTTTGGATTCTAGTTCTATCTTGCTTAAGACCTTAGCTATGTCACCCATTATTTAATGTCCTTCCAGTAACTTATGTCTGCCGAATCAGCGAACTCTGGCTTTGGTGAACATTCATGTAAATCAGCAGGAAGTCCAAGTGCTTTCCTTGATGCAATTGGTTTAAGCCATCTACGTTCAATCCACCGCCTCGACCTCGCATCCTCTTTTTCAAAATGTTCGATGTAACAATCAGGGTTAAGATTATGGTTTTTCTTGAAACCCGTTGCAACTCGATGTGGCGATTGTATCCAGTGGATATACGGAGACGACCTTATCAAGCGGGGTTGCGCATCTGGAAACTGCCCAATTTGGTGGCTCTCTACGGGCCATCCTTTTTTATCAAGAATAGCAAATGGGCTGTCTTCGTGCCTCATCACTTCCACTGTTCGTCTTGCTACATGAACCATGTCGGCACCTTCAGGGAGTTCGTTTGTTTCATCGACTTGTGACAAGAATTCCTTTAAGGGTGCGTTACATCTCTCATCAAAGTCAAGAGAGAAACCAATCTCACCGTTGGGGACGTATGACCACATTATGTTTGCTTGCATAATTTCTTGGTCATGATAAAAATCCAGATATTCGTGTGAAAAAACCTCTACCTTTGAAAACTGTTTTAACAAATGTACAGTAAAGTCAGAAGATTTTCCGTCAACAACCCTGATACCTGAAACCCACGACTCGTCATGGAAATCTGAAATACATCTTTCAACACTGTTCTCCTCGTTTTTTGACTTCATCACAATCCACATAGTGCCTGTTCCTTTCTTATTATTAAATTAATAATAGATTGATACAACTTTTTAATCTTTAGTTCTTTGTTTTTATTTATTTGAGTCATTGACATGTTCAACCTTGCTTCTTTGTTCCGTTTTTTACCAATTCTTGGGTCTAAACATGCATAAACATAAAACTTATTTTCAGCCATTGTTTCCCCCTATCAACTTAAGCAGTTCTTTCTTAATTTTTAATGGGGACAAAGTGTTTATACAGGGAGAATCACAAACGTTAAAACCGGGTTGTCCGTAACAGTTTGAAGATACTGGACACACGTCAAGCTTATTTGGTTCAAGTTCCACCAACCTACTTATGTCGTCATATCTAGGGCCAACTACCCTTGCAGGTGCAGGGCCAAATAGGCACACCGACTTCGTATTTACTGCACCAGCAAGATGAGAGCAGAAGCTGTCCACAACTATTGCACCAACTGCTTTATCCATTACGTACGCACTTTCTGTATAGGTAAGTCTGTCTCTTAGGTCAAAGTCACAATCACAGGACAAGTCTGAACTACAACCAACCATAACTACCTTATATCCAATATTAGCAACAGCCAGACCCATGTGTTTATATCGCCTAAAAGGGGAAGCACCTGACGTATTTATAACTATATAATCTTCATCAAACAGACCCTCTATGTCTGGCTTGTCTTTTGCAATAAACATCTTATCAGGTTCTTTTATGTGGCAAAAGTAAGGATACATTGCATATAATTTTGCATCTCCACTGTTAAAATTTCCCGGTAGTATCTTCTGCCCATGGGGGTTATAAATTATTGCATAGTCCTTAGCAGCTCTTGCATCCCATGGTATGATATCGTCAAGATGTGGGTTATCTTTAACAACTCCAGCAAACTTACTCTGTGTCATATAAACAAGCTTCTTACCACGGTGACGTTCTTTTATTCCTTTAAAGCACTGTGTTGTCATAAGAACATCGCCAGCAGATGCGTATTGAACAAAAAGAACCTCATCTTTTTTCATTGTTTTCTGTGTTTTCAACTTGTGTTGTTCTGTAGCCATATCTTTCAAAAGGTCGTTTACGTCTGAAACACCGTCAAGCCATTCTTGCCCTTTTTTAAGACCATCCGCTTTCATCTTTTTTCTTAAGTCTTCGCTACCTGCAACTTCTAGGATAGCTTTTGCTATGTCTTCAGGGTCACATGCAAGTGCGTCAATAAAGGTCTGACCAAGAGCACCAACAAGCGGTTGATAGGTTGGGATGGTATTAGGAACTAACACACCAGCACCCTTAACCAGTTCGGTCTGTGCGGTAGTGTCTGAAGCTATAACGGGTACTCCACAAAGCATTGCTTCAAGTGGTGTCCATGACAACCCTTCCTGTAGGGAGCAGTTTATAAGGCAGTCGAGGGTGTTTAATAGCCCAACCATCTGTTCTAATGTGATAGTTACACCCTGTTGTTTTGCCCTTAAGTTCTCTTTCGGTATTCCACAGTCTATTGCATACTGTGTAAGGTTGTATCTTGATGGTGATACCATATCGGTATGAAGGTATAGAATAATCTTTGGGTTCTTTTTAACTGCTATTGAGAACCCCTTTAGAAGTCTCTGTAGGTCTTTTCTTATTTGATTAACGCCTACGAATCCGAACAGTATCTCATCTTGTAACAGTCCGGGTAGCATCTTCTTTTTGTCTGAGAGGTTTTGATCTGATGGTAATTCTTTAAAACTATCAGAACTATGTAGCATAGGTCTGTAATATCTAATGTTGGGTGCTACGGGTTTGAGTGCGTCAAGGCCGTGCTGTGAATATACACAAGGGAAGTCAACGTTATTAATCCACTTAACCCAGTCTTCTCTTACTGCTTGGATATCCCATGGGAATATTGCACCAGTTTTAAATGTTTTACCGCCTTTTTGAAGTTGTTTTAATCCTTCATAAACTGGTGCATACTGCCATATATCATGCCCAACAAACAAGACTATATCACAATCTGTTTGGCTTAAGAAATCTAACAGCTTCTGTTTGCCGAACATATCGCTGTCTTCTTTTGCAGATACTATGTTACATGGAAGTGGTTCGAGTGCCATCTTCTTATTATTGTTTGGGGGGAGGTCGCAAGAGAAAAGTGTTGCATCGTACTCGTCTTTGTTTAGTTGTGACAAAATCCCTGCCATCATACCACCGTTTCCAGTCGTACCAAGTGGGTGTTCACAAACGAATAAAACTTTTTTCTTCATCTTTTATTTTCTCCTAAATGATGATTGATTGGTTTAGGCAACTTCGTAAATCCGATGTTACCTGTTATCTTCGCTAAGCTTACACACATCCATACCACCAAATCTTCTACTCATTACTGCACCAACAAGATAGTATTCTCCAGAAGCTGGTTGATATCTGTCAAGTGCCTTTATACCGTAACGTGTTGGTATATATAGTTCCTCTCTCTCAATACTCAAATTGCCAAGTTCTGATTGAGAATCTAAATCTGTTCCAAATAATGGTTCTGTTTCAAGGGCGTATGCATCGGCTTGTATTGTCTCAAATGAGGTTACCTTCTGATATGTTTCATCATCCCAAACAGCTTCTCCTGACGGTCTTAATATCTCGCCAGACACATTACTCATGTAATATACGCCACTGTACTTATATACCTCGTTTTCGAGGGATTCGGGGGTAAGGTTCATAGTCATGTAGTCTTTGTTAAAAATGTCAAACCTGACTATACTACCAATAACTTGAGTGGTGTCGTATGGGATACTTCCTTCAATAAAGAACTCTCGGATAAAAGGTTTTGTAACTTGTGCGTTAGGTGCATACTTAATATACTCCTCACCGCTTCCGTCTACAATAACCTTGATACCTATTTCTTTATAAGTTTCTTTAAGGTCTGCTCCTAAACTCAACGTGTATCTCCATTTATTCTGGGGATATTATAACTTTTTGGTATGTATCGTATGTGATGTCTCTTCCGGTTAGTGGCTCATAAGCAAATCCAGCATCAATCTTACTCCCAAATAAACATTCAGAATCTGCGGATGTGAATAACTCTGGGTAATCCTCTTGAACTTTAGCAAACTTCTCGTCCATATCTTTGACTAGAATGCTATAGTGGTCAAAACGATGTTGTAGGTTGATCTGCTCTACTTTAAATTTATGAGCACTCTCGCTGAGAAGATAGAAGAATAAGTGTCTTTTAGACCTGTTCTTATACCAGTATTCTTTGAACGCATCAGACAGGGGTAAGGCCCAACCAGTTTCTCTAGCAGCATCGTCTACGGCATTACCATAGTCGTCAGCATCAAGATACGTGGATAAACCCTTAACCTCTACTTCCAATAAAGCTATCAAAGTCGTTCTGGTTAAACTCACAATTCTTCTCCTCTATGGTTCTCGTTGGGAATTACTTTTTCTTATTCCCTTTGGTCTCTTTCACCGTTTTTTTCTTAGCAACGGTGGGTGCCTTTTTTACTACTTTTTTTGTAACCTCTTCTGGTTTAATATCTTTTGTTCCAGATGTTCCCTCATTATTTTCAGTGCCTTCTTCAACTTCCTTTTTACTATCCATCTCAGTATCAGTGTCATTAGTTTCTTTTTCAACGTCAACCTCTACGGTTATGGTATTATCGGGGGGAGAAGCCTCTTCGTTAGCTTTTAACCCATTGGGTTTCTCTACTGGAGTAGCAATAACCACTTCCAAAGTCCCTGACCCAGATGCGAGCTCTCGTAATATATTTGGCGTTATCTCTGCCCCCGACAATACACTATCCTTAAGATATTTAGTGTTACCAAACGCTAAACATCTTACTTTTACCCTTACTTTTTCAGGTCTTTTCATCTGATTGTACTCCTGTTATAAGAACGGTTCATATTTAACAAACACACACAAGCCTTCCATCTCAGTTCCAGGTGACCCAGTACGAGTCAAGTTCGCTTGGAAAGAAACAATAGTGTTCTCTGAAAAGTCAACAGCATCTGTATCAAGTACAGCACAAACAATGTCGGTATATTCTCCAGATATTGCGGTACTAATCTGTTGGCTTGCTTCACCGCTAGTGTATGTTATCTTTGGTTTCGTGGTTAGACACGTAACCCCATCTAAATAAACATCCACCTCCATCGTTAACGGGTTTGCATTATCTAACCCACTTGCGTTAACAGCAATAGCTACATCTGTTATTTTACCAGCTTGTCTTGTTATGTCAAGTAAACCATTAACATCAGCTGTAATCTCACCATTAACGAAAGCCTTGGCCGCAGGCAACCCAAATTCAGTTGCCTGCTTAGCGAAAGTCGGAGAAGGTAAAAGTATGTTTTTTTCGTTCTGCTTCATATCTTTACCCTCCTAGTTCACGGTTAAGTTGTAAATTGCATCCCTGTGATAGAGAACCGGAAGTCCCTTGTCTTCAACTCTGACGTAAGTAACTTCAGGGTCTTCTTTATCCCATCTGGAAGTCTGCATTCCCCAACTGCGTCCAAGACCATAAGGTGCTTGTTTAAATTCAGCAATCTTAGTGCCTTCAACACTGTCAGCCATAAGTGTAAACTGGTCGTCAGGGATGAATCTCTTAGTCATAATAACATAATCTTCCCCTGCTCTGTAAGATGTAGCTGGAGCAGTTGAAACTGTAACAGTTGAATCTTCAGTCTGAATGGAAGCAATAGTCTCATCTTCATATGTACCAGCAGAAGAGTCATAGAACCTAAGCGTTCCACCAACCTCAAAGTCAGCAGTATTATCTACCGATACAACGGTAGTTGAACTTGCCGTTACAACTGCGGTCAGTTTAGCCCTTACCTCATATTTTTCATCGTAGACTATGAGTGTTCCAAGTCCTAGGATGTCAGCAAGTACGGCAGGATTAGCATTTACAATAGCATTAACATTACCAGAATAAAGATTACCGCTACCATAAGTGCTTTTTGTCAGAAGTGCCTGAATAGCAGGGTCATAAGCCATGTATCCAAGAACGATAGAGTTACAGATACCTATAGTTGCGTCAGAACCATTAGCGTCAGAGATCACTCTCTTACCAGTTATGATATCACTAATGATATTTTTCTTGGAACCTTCGTCCCACTTGTAATCAGTAGCCAACGTTACCTGATTTGCATCAGGAAGGGAATAGTCAACGCTTACCATAATGCTACTTTCGTTCTCATAAGAAAAAGAGCCACCGAACAACATCTGAGAGAACATCCACTCTTTACGTCTCATGTTTCTGTTAATAAGACCTTTCATCTCTTTTGCAATTCTCTGAGATGCAGCCTCGTAACCTGCTGTAGTTCCTTCTTTCCTGATGTTATTCAGGAGGGTCTCACCGAAAGACATCTTCTCTTTCCAGTTAGCTGCTTCAGCTGAATGCTTGGCAACTCCATGGGGAAACGTCTCAGGAGATTCTGACATCGGGGATACAAACGGAGCCATCCCTCTGCCACCAGTCTGACTTTCCCATTCAATTGTAGACGAAGGAGATTTGCTGGACGGGAACATTGAAGATATCACCGTATTGACAGGTGATTTAAACTTCTCTATGAATTTTTGTAATACCTTGAGCTTTAGTTCAGGTATTCCACTTGAGCCTCTTGGCATAATAAAGTTCTCACTTTCTATTTAAGTATAAAATTATTACCAACCAAAGTCGCACCGAGTGCGGTTCTAGCGGTAGAATCGTTACTGTATAACATTCCGTTATACAGGATAGCATTGGATACAATTACAGGAGCAAGAGCACCAGCTGCCGTAGAGCCTGTACCAGTGTCAACAGAAATCTCTAGGATACCAACAGCGTCTGAATAGTTGTTAGCTGTGCCTGCTTCAATACTAACATATGCAGTCTCTGCGGTAGTCATACTATTTGCTATTGATGCTGTTGCTGTAATTTTTGCTCTCTGCCG